AGGCAGAGAACGACCTATTAAAGAAAAAAACAGCTGTAGATCAATTAAAAGATAAGTTTGACCTAGAGCGTATAGGCTTAAATGTAGCCTTAAATGAAGCTGTAGATGCAGAAACTAAATTACGCATTAAGGCACAGATAGCGATATTAGATAACAATGAAGCGTTGGCTAAAAAACTGCTAGCCGAGATGGAAGCCACCAATAAATTAAAAGAGTTTGCAGATGCGTTGGCAAATGGCACTAATAAATATGATGCAATGATTAGCGGTTTAATCGGACAATTTAGAGCGTTAGGTTTATCACTACAAGAATCTATGGCCTTAGCAGGTATGTCCGCTAGATACCAAGCCCAGGCTGATGCTTTTGCAGCTGGTAGAGGCCCAGGTGGGGCAGCGCCATTATCTACAGATCCATACGACATTTTAATTAGACAACTTGCGCCAGAATTAAATAGTCAATACGGATTACCTGCACAAGAGGCTATTTCATTAGCCCACATGTCTGCAAGGTATCAAGCCCAAGCTGATGCAATTACTTTAAGGATAGATGCTTCTGGCGACAAGATGAGCCAAGCAATTGCTGAAAGTATTCAACAAGCGACTAGAAATGGTTATAGCATTTCTGGCGCTGGACAGTTGCCATAATGACATTACCTGTAATAAATGCAGTAATTAACTTTAGTACTGGCCCTAGTTTTGCTCAGGCCATGATTTTAGATACAGGTGTATTAGGCACAAACGTATTAGCAGATTCAGCAGCTGTAATTGTAGATGTATCTAATCAAGTAAATAGAATTGAAACCAATAGAGGCCGTACTGCTCTTAGTGATGAGTTCCAAACAGGTTCGCTTACTTTACGCATAACAGATCAAAATGGTGATTTTAACCCACAAAATGTATCTGGGCCTTATTACAATTTATTAACACCTATGAAGAAGGTGCAGATTACTGCTACCTATGGTTCAGTTACTTATCCTATATTTGCAGGATATATTACGAGTTATGTTACAACCTATCCACAAGAATCAGAAGATGTAGCAATGACTACTATACAAGCTGTAGATGCCTTTAGGTTAGCCCAGTTAGCACAGATAAGCACAGTGGCTGGCACTAGCGCTGGTCAATTATCGGGCGCACGTGTGGACGATATTTTAGATCAGATTTCATGGCCAGCATCTCAACGAGATATTGATCCAGGTCTTACTACATTACAGGCAGATCCAGGCACTAACCGCACAGCATTACAGGCACTATTTACTGTAGCCAATTCTGAATATGGTGCTATCTATGTTGATGCCGACAATAACTTTGTATTTCAAGATAGAGGTGTTACTGCTGGATCTATTGGTGGCACACCTACAGTGTTTGCAGATGATGGATCGGGCATAAATTACTTTGATGCCACCTGGATATTAAATGACGTATTGATATTTAATAAAGCAACTATTACTAGAGCTGGTGGTAGTCCACAGGTAGCCCTAAATCAAGCCAGCATAGATAAATACTTTTTGCATAGTTACTTTTTAGACAACTTGTTAATGCAAACAGATGCTGCAGCGTTAGATCATGCTCAGGCTTATGTAGCTTCTAGGCAAGAAACCTCTATACGTGTGGATGCCATAGTCCTAGACCTATACACACCTAGTTACAATTCAGGCATTATTGCAGCTTTAGACCTAGATTTCTTTGATCCAATTACAGTTAAAACCACCCAGCCTGGTGGATCGCTTTTAGAAAAAACTTTACAGATTTTTGGGGTAAGAATGAACATAACCCCGAATAGTTGGAAAACCACGTTCACGACACTAGAGCCAGTTATAGATGCTTTTATCCTAAATAATAGCATTTATGGTACTTTGGGCTATAATGTCCTAAGTTACTAAGGAGTATAGATGGCAATAGGATTTCCAGTAAAGGCTGATTACGCCACAGGCGATGTATTAACAGCCGCCAATATGAACGACCTTTCAGGGTCGGTTAATCTATTAGAATCAGCGCAATATGCGGCTGGTAAGAATAAAATTATCAATGGTGACTTCAGGGTATGGCAAAGAGGAACAACTTTTAATTCTGCAACAAATGGAACTTTTTTTGCAGATAGATGGACAGTTGGACGTGATGGAACAAATACAGTCAACATTACACAACAAACTTTTACTCCTGGAACTGCTCCAGTATCAGGTTATGAAGGACAGTTTTTTGCAAGAGCATCAATTGCATCAACTGGAACATTATCATTTTTGCAATTTACACAAGCAATTGAAGATGTTCGCACTTTAGCTGGTCAGACTATAACAATTTCATTTTGGGCTAAAGGTTCTGCAACTGCAACAGGGTTAATTTACATTGAACAAAATTTTGGTTCTGGAGGTTCAGCATCTGTTGAAACTGGTTATCCTACATTTTCTTTAACAACTTCTTGGACAAGATTTAGTGTAAATATAACTGTTCCTTCCATAAGTGGAAAAACTGTTGGAACAAGTTCTTTGCTTAGAATTTTTATTAGAAGCGGATTAACTGCAAATAGTTCAACATTTGACCTTTGGGGCGTTCAAGTTGAGGCAGGCTCAGTAGCCTCAGATTTCCAAACTGCAACTGGCACAATCCAAGGTGAGTTAGCTGCTTGTCAAAGGTATTACTACAGGAGTTCAAGTACAAATGCTTATGGCGCAGTAAGTAGCAGTGGTTATACTACCTCTGCAACAAATGCAAATATATTGATAAACTTGCCAGTTGCTATGAGAGTTGTACCAACTTCTGTAGATTTTTCAACCTTGCAAATTGGCGATGTAACCAATACTTATTACACAGTAAGCGGTATGTCGTTAAATGTATCAACTACCACCACAATTGCAGCCTGTGATACAACTTCTTCAGGTATGACTGGAAGTCGTTGGGCTTACTTGCGAGCAAACAATTCAACATCAGGTTATGTCGGACTAAGTGCGGAGTTATAAATATGAATAATGTAACATTTATTGAAATTGAAGATTCAGTAAGCGGAGAAGTTAAAACTCACGCCATTATTGACAGGGGTAACGAGGAGTTTACCTCAATGCTTAAATCTACTTATGATGAAATGATTGCTAAGCAAGCAAAGAAATTATCCGAGGATGTCGAATAACAAACCCTGGCTGTGTGCAGCTGGTGTCCAGTTAAGAGAACAAATTGATACCTGGTATCCAGATCGCCGCTCTACCAGTGATGGGTGGATTGGTGATGCTCGTCATTCCGCCAGTAAATCGGATCATAATCCAGACAAATCTGGGGTCGTCAGAGCCATTGATATTGATTCTCGTTTGGATACATCCGAGCAGCTCTCGATATATTTGGCTGACCAAATCAGGGTCTGTGCTAAAACCGATAAGCGCATATCTTACGTAATCCATAATGGCTTTATAGCTTCAAGGATTATGGGATTTAAGTGGCGCAGGTATCGTGGTATCAACCCACATAAGAAGCACATCCATATTAGTTTTACAAAGTCAGGCGACAAAGATGGTAAGCCGTTTGATATACCACTACTAGGGGGAAAAATATGAAAATAACAAAGAAGCAAAAAGCAATACTAAAGTCCTACGCACGTGGGGTACTAGTATCTTTCTTAACATTTTTAGCAAGTAATGAATTAGGTTTAGATCCAGCACTGTCTGTAGTAATTGCAGCACTTGCTGGCCCAGCAGCTAGGGCTCTAGATAAATCCGATACAACTTATGGTGTCGGTGCTGATGAAAAATGAGTCCAGCGGAATGGGCTGGCTTTGGCGCTGGCGTTATGGCCGTGCTATCAGGCGTGCTAATAGGATTACGTTTTTTAGTTAAAGGTTGGCTAAATGAGTTACGACCTAATGGCGGCTCTAGCATGAAGGATCAATTAACTAGATTAGAACAGCGTGTCGATGATCTATTCCTTATCATGAATAAGCGACAATAGCAATATGGCTACCGCACGCAAGCGTAAGAAGGTTAATAAGCGCAAGGGTAAATACACCCATGAGCAGATTAATACTAAGTTAGATACTTATGCCATATCTTTGCGTGAGTTTTATTTAAGCCTAAGACGTGCAGGATTTCCAGTAGATCAAGCTCTAGGGATGTGCGATAAAAATGTATTCCCAGATTGGCTAACACCATCTAGCCCAGACTTTGATCCAGTTAATCCAGACCATGACCCCTACGAGGATGAGGACTAACTAATTGCGTAAAATCGCTTTTGTAAGTGATTTGCAAGTACCATTTTTTAATGAGAAGTCTGTTAAATCTGTTGGCCGCTTCCTGGCTAAATGGAATCCGCATAGGACTATATGCATTGGTGATGAGATTGATTTACCACAGCTAGGTGGTTTTAATGCTGGCACCATTGACGAGATGGTCGGCAATATAAACGACGATAGAAAGCAAACACAAGAAGTCCTAACATACTTAGGCGTAACAGATGTAGTAGGAAGTAATCATGGAATCAGACTTTATCGATCAATCAAAAAACGACTACCATCTTTCCTCAACTTACCCGAAATGCAGTATGAGCGTTTTATGGGATATGACAAGCTCGACATTAAATTCCACCCCTATGGGATCGATTGGGCGCCAGGCTGGACAGCCGTTCATGGTGACGCTTTCCCTCTTAGCCAAGTACCTGGACAAACGGCCTTAAACGGGGCTAGAAGGCTAGGAAAAAGCGTGGTGTGTGGTCACACCCATAGATTAGGGGTATCGGCCTTTACAGAGGCTTCTAGAGGCCAATTAGGGCGTACTGTATGGGGAGTAGAAGTCGGAAATCTCGTTGATTTAAGCAGTTCAGGCATGGCGTATACAAGGGGCTATGCTAACTGGCAACAAGGCTTTGCTGTGGCCTACGTGCATGAGCGTAAAGTCCAGGTAATAACTATACCTATAAATGCAGATGGCAGCTTTATATTTGAGGGCAAACTCTACAAATAACGTTACCAAATCGTTATCAAAATTAAGCCTTAAATCATCCACAAAGTCATACACAAGTGTCACACTATTGACATGCCACAAAGCGTGTGCATAGAAGGTAGGGCTACAAATGAATAACATATGGCTAGAAGCTAGACAGGATGGTCTAATATTTTTTTGGATCATGCTAGGTCTAGCAGTGTTGGTACTGGCTTATTGGAAGATACAAAGTAGAGCGTTTGATCGTGGCTACTGGGTGGGTAGATCAGCTGGCTGGAAAGCATCTATCGAGCATAATCAGAAGATCGAGAAACTAAGATCTAGGGCAGTATTTGATTATGACAAAAACTGAGGATCTATTCAATGAAGTCATTACTACAATCCAACAGCGTGGAAGTGTCTATGGACACCCATACTACAACCACCAAAGAATCGCAGGATTATGGTCTGCATATCTTGATCACCCAATCACACCACACCAAGTTGCTTTATGTATGGCGTTGGTCAAGGTTTCTAGGCTTACTGAAACTCCAGATCACTACGACTCAGTTAAAGACTTTATCGCCTATGGTTCTATCTATAGGACAGTGCTCGAAGCAGAACAAGACTCTGACTTTGATTGGAGAGAATAATGGCGTTTGACCTAAGCAATTACGAAACTGTTGATAGCAGATTACATGCATTTTGGGAAAGGTATGAAGATGGAAGAATCGAAACAGAATTACTTGAAGCTGGTGCAAACAGATTTATCGTTATTGCCAGAATCTACAAAACAGAAGCAGATCTCAAAGCGTGTGCTACGGGGCTTGCGTTGGAGAATATTAGTGATAGAGGCGTTAACGCAAACTTCGCTTTACCTAATGCGGAAACAAGTGCGATTGGTAGAGCGCTTGCAAACGCAGGTTTCTCAGCTAAAGGTAAACGACCAAGCCGAGAAGAAATGGCATCAGTAAACGCTAAATCAGAATCATTTACTGTAGAAAACAAACTAGAAGATCCAGTGCAATGGGGCGATAGTGATTGGACTACAGCTGTGCCAGAAGCACCTAATCCACCACCAGATTGCTGCGCTAAAGGCATGGCATTAAAAAAGGGTCTGAGTAAAACAACTAAAAAACCTTATTATGGTTATACATGTTTAGATAATATTAAAGAACATAACGTGTGGGCTAAACAAACCAGTACAGGCGCTTGGTACTTCCCGAAGGATAAGGAGTAATCGTGGGCTATATTGCTTTCATAAATGGCCGTGGTGTCCACGTTGTCATGGATGATAATGGTGTTCATTTAGAGCAATCTGTTATCAAATGTGAAGTCTGTGATGATGATCG